GAACTGCTGGCGAAGCGGCCCGCTGTCATCCTGACATTCAACGGGAAATTCGACATCCTGCACCTGCTGGCGCAGCACCCGGACAACCTGCCGGCGTGGATGGCCTGGGTCGCAGAAGGCGGGCAGATTTTCTGCTCCCAACTTGCCGAATACCTGCTCGAAGGCATGGCCCAGCGGGACCAGATGCTCAGTCTGGACGAAGTGGCCCCGCGCTACGGCGGCAACGTCAAGCTGGACGAAGTGAAGGCCCTGTGGGCGGTGGGCGTCGAGACAAACGACATCGACAAGGGCCTGCTGCTGCGCTACCTGTGCGGGGGGCCGGATGAGACCGACACGTACCAGTTGGGCGATGTCGAGAATACCGAGAAGATCGCGCTGGCGCAGATCAAGCGGGCGCGGGAATGCGGGCAACTCAAGAGCCTGATGTTGAACATGGGCAGCCTGCTGTTCACCATCGAAGCCGAGCGCAACGGTATGTTCGTGGACCTGCCCCTGGGCCTGAGCATCGCGGCCGAACTTGAAGCCAGCATCCTGGATGTCAAGGCGGGCCTGGTGCAGTACGTCCCCGAGGGCCTGCCGTTCGAGTTCAAGTGGACCAGCAGACATCACAAGTCCGCGCTCATCTTCGGGGGCCAGGTGCGGCACGACCGGCGAGAGTGGCAGCTTGCCGATGGCAACTGGACGTTCGACGCCCCCCTAGGGGCGACGGTGGGGCAGTACGCCTACGCGCAGAAGGATGAGAGCCGCTGGCTTTGTGACGACGCAGGCCACGAGCCGGCAGCCGGCCAGAGCGTGCTGGGGCCGACGACGGATCAACCCCCGCCGCTGAACGTGCTGCGCTTCAAGGGCGGCAAGAATGCGGGCGAGCCCAAGTCCAAGAAGGTCAAGGTGCCGGACCACGCCAAGCCCAAGACCCGCATGGGTGAGGACTTCCACGCATTCGCGGGGTTCACCGCCCCGAGCAAGGCGTGGGCCACCACCGAGCCCGGTGTCTACAAGGTCAACGACGAAGTGATCGAGGAACTGGGTGTGCGGAACATCCCGTTCCTCAAGGCCCTGTCCAAGCTGCAAAGCATGGTCAAGGATTTGGGCACCTACTACCTGACCACCGACCCCGACACCGGGGAGCGCAAGGGCATGCTGTCCCTGGTGGGCGATGCCGGGATCATCCACCACAGCGTGAATCACACCAGCACGGTGACAGGGCGCTTCAGCGCCAGCAACCCCAACCTGCAAAACCTGCCCAAGGGCAACAAAAGCCGGGTCAAGGCGGTGCTGGCGTCGCGCTTCGGTGCGGCGGGCAAGATCATCCAGTCCGACTTCAGCAGCCTGGAAATCTACATCCAGGCCATTCTGACGGACTGCAAGCAGTTGATCGCGGACCTGCGCGCCAACCTGGACATGCACGTCAAGCGCCTGGCCGTGAAAGAAGGCAAGACCTACGCTGAAGTGCTGCTGTTGTGCAAGGGGGATGAGGCCCGGGGCATCGAGCCCGTGAGCGAGTGGGACTACAAGCGCACGGGTGCCAAGGTGTTCAGCTTCCAGCGGGCCTATGGCGCTGGCGCGGCCAAGATCGCGGCCACCACCGGCATGCCCATCGAAGACGTGCAGGCGCTGATCGAAGCCGAGAGCGTCGAGTACCCAGAAGTGGACACGTACTACGAGGACTTGACCCGGCGCATCAAGGAAAACCGGCACCCGACGGGCCGCGTGATCCCCCATCCCGATATCCCGGGAATCATGTGCCACCTGGGTGAAGCCACGTACCGCACACCGGACGGCAAGCTGTATCGCTACAGCGAGCACCCGGCGCCTGAGTTCCTGATCCGCGACCGCAACGGCCGACAGCGCAAGGATGCTGTCTACACCAGCTTCAGCCCCACGGAAATAAAGAACTACGTGGTGCAGGGCGAGGGTGCGGAGTTCATGAAAGCAGCCATGTGGCTGACGGTGCGCGCCTTCTACGCCCGGGGCAACTTCGGGGGCCAGGCGCTGATCGTCAACACCGTGCACGACGCAAGCTATCTGGACGCCCACGACAGTGTGGCCTTCGAGTCCGCAGCCCTGCTCCATGCGTGCATGGAAGCGGCCAGCGACTTCATGGAATGGTATTTCAACTGGCCCCTGGCCGTCCCCGTACCGAGTGACACAAGCCAAGGCCCGTCGATGCTTGAGGAACACAAGGTTCCAGGCATCAAGGAACGGGCCGCCGTGCTGCGCACCGACCTGCGCGCCACGTACATGCGGGGATACGTCCCCTCATACCTGAAGAAGTGACAAGGAATCTCATGACCGACATCGTGAACAAGACCGCCGACGAAGACCTGGACAGCATCAACTTCGCACTCCTGGCCGAGGGCCTGGCCAGCGAGTACGGCATCGACATGACCAAGGCGCAGACGGGCGGCGGCGAACGCCCCCTGCCCGCAGCCGGCCCGTGCCGCCTGCGCTTCGTGGGCTACGTCGAGACCGGCAAGCACGAAAAGATGGTGATGGGCAAGAACAAGGTGCAAGAGGCGGCCATCCTGCTGTTCGAGGTCAGCGGCCCGAAGCACCCGCCCATCGTCAATCAGGACGGCAGCACGCGCCCGCACATCATGTACGTGGACATGCCCTTCTCTCGCAACGAGAAAGCCAACATCATGAAGCTGTTCACCCGCATGAACTATGCGGGCAAGGCCAAGCACATCGTGGGCCTGCTGGGTGAGGCTTTCAAGGGCGTGATCTACCACCGCACCTACAAGCGAGCCGACGGCAGCGAGGGCAAGGCGGCGGAGTTGAAGTCCAAGGAAACCGGGTACACCATCGAAGCCCCGCGCACCGAAGACCCAGAGACCGGGGACATCATCACCCTGCAGGTGATGAAAGCCGTCACGCCCATCAAGTGCTTCGTGTGGGAGAAGCCCAGCATGGCACAGTGGAAGTCCATCTTCGTGGACGGCGAATGGGAAGAACGCAAGGGCGACGACGGCAAGGTACTGAAGGCAGCGGCCAGCAAAAACATCTACCAAGCGGCCATCAAGAAGGCCCTGAACTTCGAGGGCAGCCCCACCCAGCAACTGCTGGCGGCGGGTGGCGTCAAGCTGGACCTGCCGGCAGCCGAGTCCGGCAAGGCGGCGGACACGGCGGGCGCCGACGACGCGGACCCCCTGAGCGGCATCGGCACCTGATGCTGACCGACGACCTGGCGGCTTCCATCGCGGAAGTCGAGGGGTCGGTGTCGATGCTGCCCGGTGCGCCCGTCCCTGGACGGGTGCTCCTGGTGGATGCCGACGCGCTGGCCTATGCCTGCGCCGGCAACGACGACACCACCCCCGCCGAAGCGCGGCACAAGCTGCGTGAGCGCGTCGAGAGCGCCCTGCGCGCCGCATGCGCCCCGAACGTGGGCTTCCTGCTCACGGCCGACGCCAGCCACAAGGGCCACCGCTTCGCCATCGCGCGGGCCAAGCCCTACCAAGGCGGGCGGGACCACGGCCACCGCCCGAAGAACCGGGACCACCTGCGCACGACGATGCAGGCCCCGGGCTTCACCATCCCTGGCGGGCACACCTACGTGACGGCGGTGGAGCACGCCGAAGCGGACGACCTGTTCGGCGCCAACGCCACGAGCCTGGGCGCCGAGAACTGCGTGCACTACACCTGCGATAAGGACATGCGCATGGTGCCTGGCTGGCACCTGCACTGGACCGAGCACCGCATGCTGTGGGTGCCCCCTGGCGCCTTCGAGACCCTGGACCCGGACGGCACCGTCTATGGCGAGAAGTGGTTCTGGCTCCAGATGCTGCAAGGGGACAGCGCGGACAACATCCCCGGCTTGCCGTGGCTGGTGGACGCCAAGGGCAAGCAGAAGAAGATCGGCCCCGTAACGGCGGCCAGTCTGCTGGAAGGTGTCCGGTGTGGGCAGGACGCTTTCACCAGCGTGCGCCTGCTGTACCGGGGGCACTACGGCGAGGGCGGGGACGTGCAGATGGCAGAGCAGGGCGTGCTGCTGTGGATGCGCCGTGACCCCGAGAGCCAGTGGTGGGACGTGTTCCGCGACGGCAACCCCCTGGCGGGGCTGTTGTCCGGGGTGCTGCCCCTGCTGGACCGCGTGGCGGCAGTGCAGACGTGACACGCCTGACCGTCAAGGCGCTGGGGGACTGGCGCACGGAGCGTATGGCGAAGAACGGCGGGCGCTGCGGCATCTGTCAGCTTCCCGTGCGCCGACCCGCCGCCGACCACGACCACGCCACCGGGCAACTGCGGGACACGGTGTGCAGCGGGTGCAATGCCACCCTTGGAAAGATCGAGAACTCGTATCGCCGCTACGGCGTGCAGAACCTGGCCGCGTTCCTCATGGGCGCCGGCCCCTACCTTCAGAAGCACGCCACGCCCCAGCATGGCCTGCTGTACCCGACTCACCGCACGCCGGATGAGAAGCGCGTCACGCGCAACGCCAAGGCCCGCAAGACGCGGGCGGCAGCAAAGGAGTCACTTTGACCGGACCCAAGATCATCACGCTGGACATCGAAACCAGTCCCATCGTGGCCTATGTGTGGTCCCTGTGGAAGCAGAACGTCGGCCTGAATCAGATCGTCCGCGACTGGACCGTCCTTAGCTTCAGCGCGAAGACGCTGGGGGACAGGACCATCCGCTACATGGACGTGGCGGGCCAGGTTGACCTGTATGACGACGGCGCTGTCATGTCGGAGTTGTGGAAAGAACTGGACAGCGCGGACGTCATCGTCGCGCAGAACGGCATCCGCTTCGACGTGCGCAAGATCAACGCGCGCTTCCTGACCCTGGGCTTCGCACCCCCCACCCCCTACAAGGTGGTGGACACGATGGTCGAAGCCAAGAAGGTTGCCATGTTCACCAGCAACAAACTGGAGTGGCTGTCGGCGGTGCTCACGGACACGCCCAAGAGCAAGCACAAGAGCTTCCCGGGGTTCGAGTTGTGGACCGAGTGCCTGGCGGACAACCCCAAGGCGTGGGCTGAAATGCGCAAGTACAACGTGCAGGACGTGAAGGCCACGGAAGCCTTGTACCTGAAGCTGCGCCCGTACATCGAAGGCCACCCCAACCTGGCCGTGCTGGACGACGACGAGACCATGCGCTGCCCGAAGTGCCTGAGCCCGAAGTTGCAGCAGCGGGGCTTTGCCACCACGCAGACCGGGCAGTACCCCCGCTACCAGTGCACAAGTTGCGGCGGCTGGAGCCGGGGCAGGTACACGGTGAACACGAAGCAGAAGCGCAAGTCGCTGCTGTCGAACTGAAGGATGAGCATGCGCAAAATCGAAATGTATGACGGCCGAACTATGGTGGCCGTGTCAGATAAGTACGTCAGTGCCCCCTGCGAGCAGTGCGTGCTAACCGCCGCCACCGGGTCCATCTGCGGGGAGACAAACTGCATAACACGCGGGGTTCACTTCGAGAGCCCCACCGCAGCGGAGTTGGCCTACCACCTGAGCCTGTCGCCCACCGTGTGCCCCGAGGACGACACAGCCGAAGCCGTGCCCATCCCCAAGGCCAGGTACCCCGGGCGCAAGGATGACACGGGCAAGTTGGACCTGACGCTGCTGTTCGATGACTGCCCGCATGCACTTGAGGCCGTGGCCGAAGTGCTCCAGTGGGCCGTCACGCAGAAGCTGCCCGTGCCGTACACCCGGGGTTCCTGGCAGGGCGTCGAGCCCTTCCAGCCCCGCTACCGCGCGGCCATGTACCGGCACCAGATGGGCGCGGCCAAGGCCGTGCTGCTGGGCGGCAGCGGCACCTACGAGGGAGCCCGCGACGCTGAGACCGGGCTGCTGGAACTGGCGCACATCGCCACCGATGCCATCTTCCAGTTGGAAATGGCGATCCGCAAAGAGAAGGCAGCCGAGTGACGATGCACCCCCTGGCCCTGAACCTGGCCCTGCTGCTGCTGGCGCAACAGATGCACCACCCCACCGAGTCCCTGACCGGGCTGACCACCACGGCCGCTGTGGTGGTCGAGACTTACCTACCGAAGTACCCGGACGCGACGGCCGCTGACCTGACGGCGCTCCTGGCCTACGGTCTGTTTGCCCTGCCCCCCGCCGACCGCCTGCGCATCGGCAGCGTGCAGCGGATGTGTAGCGAGTCGCTGCACACGAACGATGAGTTCAAGGAACTGATCGAACTGTAGGAGCCGCATGACCCTGCTGTCCCAGTTGGCCGTCGAGTCAATGATGTACACCGAGGGGATGGACCGCGCGCTGGACAGGCTGAAAGAGGCCGAAGCCAAGGGCCGCGCGAGTTCCAACCCCTACGCCCTGAAGCTGATGACTGAATTCGTGCTGCCCCTGGCGGCCGTCATCACCACCGCAGTGACGGACCCGCAGCCGGGCCGGCTGCACGCCTACGCCGGGCTGCTGGCGGGCATGCACCTGGAAGCCGTGGCGGCGCTGGCCGTGCGGCACGTCCTGAACGCCTGCATGCAGGAACGGCAGAACTACCGCACGCTGGGCTATAGCCTGGGGCGTGTGATCCACCGGGAATTCGTGCTCAAGCAGTTTGCGGATGCGGCCCCGGACCTGTACCACACACTCACCCGGGACTTCAGCCGGCGCATGAGCCAGGACGAGCGCCATCGCATGACGGTGTTCCGCCTGCAAGCGCAGAAGGCGGGTATTGAGTTGAAGGAGTGGGGTGTGGGCAGCCGGGACCAAGTGGGCATCTACCTGCTGGGCCAACTGGCGGACCTGGGCCTGATCGAGCTTGGTCCCCTGATGACGAGCCCAGGCAGCGGGGCCAAGGGGATGAAACGGCAGTACCGCAGTATCACGTTCACACAGCAGGTGCTGGATGTGATCGGCCAGATTCGGGGTTATGTGGCAGTGACGCAGCCGGCCTATGGCCCGTGTGTCGAGCCCCCGCTACCCTGGACGACGCTGACTGACGGGGGCTGGCACAGCGAGCCCATGCGCAAGCAGCACCGCTACCTCGTCAAGACCCGCCCCACCGCCCGTGGGGCTCTGCGCGAAGCGGACATGAGCACCGTGCTTGCCGCTGTCAACGCCATGCAGGGCACGCGCTGGCGCGTCAACGCGCGCCTGCTGGCCACCGTGCTGGACCTGGCGGCCACCACGCGCACGAAGCTGGGGGAAATCGAGACCCAGGAAGTGCCCGCCAAGCCCGACCGCCTGGAGTTCATGATCGAGGGGTTCGACAAGGGCACGCTGACCGAGGGCCAGGCCGCGCAGATGCTGACGTGGAAGCGCAGCATGGCCCAGTGGTACGAGGACCGCAAGCGGCAGACGGCCGACTACGGGCGCTTCTACGCGGCCACCCGTCAGGCGCAGTGCTTCAAGGATTACCCCGCGCTGTACTTCGTCTACTTCCTGGACAGCCGGGGCCGGGCCTACCCCCAGACCTACGGCGTGAACCCGCAGGGCAGCGACCTGCAAAAGGCGCTGCTGGAGTTTGCGGACGGCGAGCCCCTGGACACCGACGCGGCCATCCAGCACTTCCTGGCGACGGGGGCCAACTGCTACGGCGTGGACAACCTGCCGCTGACGGGCCGTGAGCAGTGGGTGCGTGAGCACCACGCCCACATCCTGGGTATCGCTGCGGACCCGCTGGGCGCCACGGCGGATTGGAACGCGGCGGACTCCCCGCTGGGCTTCCTGGCCTGGTGCTTCGAGTACGCAGCCTGGCAGGCGGACCCTGTGGGATTCCTGTCACGGCTGCCTGCGAACAAGGACGGTAGCTGCAACGGCCTGCAACACTTCAGCGCCATGCTGCGGGACTCTGTGGGCGGGGATGCCACGAACTTGGTCCCTCACTCCGAGAAGCAGGACGTGTACCTGCGGGCCGCCACCCGCACCCAGGCGCGGCTGGACGCACTGCCCGACCCCAGCCCCGTGGAAATCAAGTGGAAGCAGCACGGCATCCAGCGGCTCCTGGCGAAGCGCACCGTGATGACAACCCCCTACGGGGTCACGCCGCGCGGCGCCACGGACTACATCGTCAAGGATTACCTAGAGGCTAGCGCCGGGCAAGGGGTGTTCGACAAGCCCACGCACCGGGAAGCGGCCAAGGCCGTGATGGCGCACCTGTGGCCCGCCATCGGCGAGGTTGTCGTCAAGTCCCGTGAGGCGATGGACTGGCTGAGTGCATCCGGCAAGGCCATCGCGCGGCACATCAAGGGCAGCGATGATCCCGTCATCTGCTGGCGCACCCCCAGCGGGTTCGTCGCGGCGCAGACGTACTTCCGCACCGACCTGCACCGCATCCCTACCTTCCTGCATGGCGCGTGCAGGGTGCGCGTGGTGGTCGAGAACGACACCCCGCATGTGGTCAAGCACGGCACGGGCCTGGCCCCCAACTTCGTGCACAGCATGGACGCGGCGCACATGCACCGGGTCATCGCGCGGGCCAGCGCCGAGGGCATCCACGCCTTCAGCATGATCCATGACAGCTACGGCACACACGCACGGCACGCCGCCCGCCTGAATCACATCATCCGGGATGAGTTCGTGCGCATGTACGAGGAACACGACCCCCTGGCCGCGCTGCGGGATCGCTACCCGTTTCTGCCCCCGCCCCCGGCCCAGGGTGGCCTGGGCCTGGCAGCCGTTCGGGACAGCGAATTCTTCTTCTCATGAGACCGATAGTGAACCAGCCAAGGAGCCACCAAATATGTCCGAAGTATCTGAAATCGCAAGACTGACGCCGGGGCAGTACGCACAACTTGTGCAGTCCCTGGGCACCGTGCCCTACGTCACCGCGCAGACCACGGACCTACAGGCCGGGCAGATCATCGGCATGCAATTCGTGCTCCAGAAGCTGCGCGACGGCTGGGTGATCGGCTGATGCCAACATTCAACCTGAACGGGGTAGCCTTCGCGCTGCCCGACGTACCCGGCTACCAGCCAGCGATACGGGTCATCGTGAACGCCACCCTGGACGTGGACGCCGCGTTCATCGCGGCCGTTGACGCAGGGGTAGGCGCCACCTACACCGGCACCGGCACCATCACAGCCACGACCAAGCACTTGGACACTGGCGCGTCGCTGGGCACGGGTGGCGGGGGCAGCGTGTCCGTGTTCATCGGGGCGCTGCAAAGCACCCTGGGTCCGGGGCAGGGCCGGCGCACCATCGGCGTGGCTGTCCCGGATTACGCGGGTGGCTCCTACACCGGCACGGCCTGGTGCACTGCATTCGAGCAGGTGGGGGCGCTGATCGAGCCCGAGGAACCCCCGGCACCCACCCCCACATTCGCATCCGGTGGCCTGCTGGCCCGCTACTACGCCAATCAGAGCATGGTGGGCGAGCCCGTGCTGACCCGGATCGAGAACCCGTACTATGCCTACGGGCGGGACGGGGACAGCCCATCGCCGGGCATCGTGCCCCCGGACTTCAGCGACCGCTGGACCGGCAGCATCAAGATACCCGAGACCGGGGACTACCGCTTCAGCCTGAACCATGACGACGGCGGGCGCCTGTACATCAACGGGCGTATCGCCATCGACGCATGGGACAGGCCGGGCCGGGACTTCACCGGCACCTACAGATTCACGCTTGACGAGTTCGTGAATATCTGGATCGAACACTACGACTACGTGGCTGAAGCCACGCTGCAACTGGATTGGGTCACACCGTCCAGCAGCGGGATGTTCGGCCAGCTACCGAACGGTGTGCTCTATCCCACAGCAGGGAACGAGACACCCCCGCGTGAGGCGGCGCGTCCCATCCAAGGCCACCATTCGGTGGATTTGATAAACCGATACTGAACGGGGGGCCGCATGGCAATTCTCATCGGGGCCGCCGTCGTCGCGGCAGTCGGCGCCATCGCTGGCGCTGGCCAGGCCAAGAAGGCCGCCAAGAAGGCCAAGGTCCAGGGCGACCTGGAAAACAACATCGCCCGCACAGACGCGGCGCGTGCTGAAGCGAACCTGTTCGTCCAAGCCGAAGCATCCAACCAGCAACGCGCCCTCATCGCGGACAACCTGCTCCTGCAAGACAAGCAGCGTACCGAGGTCAAGCGTCAGGCGGACATGAGCGACGCCGCCGACTTCAGCCTGGGTGAGTCCGCGAACGAGCGCACCGTGGCGACCAAGCGCCGTGGCACCTTCTTCGATTACGAGAGCGGCGCATGACCAAAGATGACACCGCGCAGGGGCAATGGGCCAGGCTGGACGCGAAGCGCCAGCAACTGCTGCGCCGCTGCGAACTGTACGCACGCTACACGCTGCCCTACCTGTGGACCCCCATCGGGGGCGACACCGACCGGGACGGCGCGGCGCGGGACTGGCAGAGCATCGGCGCACAGGCGCTGAACCACATCGTCACCAAGCTGATGCTGACCCTGTTCAGCCCGAGCCGGCCTTTCATCCGCCTGGATGCCGGGGACGCCCTGAGGGCTGACGCGCAGGCGCAGAACATCAGCGACGCAGACCTGACGGCACTACTGGGCGAGACCGAGCGCAAGGCCGTCAAGAAGCTGGACCAGATGAGCCTGCGCCCCAAGCTGTTCGAAGTGCTCAAGCATGTGGTCGCCTTCGGCAACGTCCTGATGATCCTGGACGAAGCGAACAAGCTCATCCGCACGATCAGCCTGAAGAACTACGTGGTCAAACGGGACATCGTGGGTCGCCTGCACACCCTCATCATTCGTGAGCGCGTCGCGTTCGACGAGTTGACGCAGGCAGCGCAAGCCGCCACCCCCGCGCAGCACCGGCCACAAGTCGGCGCAGAGTCCAACGAGGTCGAGTTCTTTATCGTGCTCACTCGCAAGGCGGGCAAGTACCTGGAGACACAGTGGGTCGGCAAGCACAACCTGGGCGCCGCGTTCGAGACCACCTACGCCGACGAAGCCGCGCTGCCCTACCGGGTGTTGACGTGGAACCTGGCGGATGAGGCGGACTACGGCAGCGGCCTGGTGGGGGACTGCGAGAACGACTTCGCGGCCCTGAGCGTACTGAGCCAGGCGCTGATCGAAGGCGCGATCCTGGCGTCCGAGTACCGCTGGCTGCTGTCCCCGGGTAGCTCTATGCGCCCAGAGGACTTCAAGGCTTCCGAGAACGGCGGGATAATCCCCGGCGTGGACGGCGACCTGAGCCTGGTGAACGCAGCCGGGGCACTGGCGGGTTCCCTACAGGTGCAGCAGCAGACCCTGGGCGACTACGTGAACCGCATCGGGCGCACGTTCCTTCTGAGCAGTGCCATGACGCGCGACGCGGAACGGGTCACTGCCGAGGAAATCCGCCTGATGGCGCAGGAGTTGGAAACCGGCCTGGGCGGCGGCTACTCCCGCATGGCCGTGGACGTGCAGCTTCCGCTGGGTGTGTGGCTGATCGGCATGACGGGCGTGAAGTTCACCAAGACCGAAGCACAGCCCACGGTGGTGACGGGCCTGGACGCGCTTTCCCGCAACGGGGACTTGTCCAACCTGCGGGGATTCATGGAAGACGTGGTGCGCCTGGGTGCCCTGCCCCCTGAAGTGCTGACCTGGCTGAAGCTGGACGCACTGTTCACAGACCTGGGCACCGGGCACGGCGTCACAGCCGGCAAGTACGTCGAGACCGCCAAAAACGTGGCCGCAAAGCAGCAGCAACAGCAGCAGGCGGCCGTGTCCGAGAACATCGCAACCGAAGCGGGTAAAGCCGCCGCACAAGGAGCAGTCGCCCAATGACGACCGAAGCACAGCCGGGAACGCCGGGCAGCACCACACTGGCACCCGTCGCGGCGGCAGCCGCAGCCCCCACAGCCACCATCGCGGTGGCAGCGGCCCCGGCAAGCATCAGCCTGGCAGCGCCCACGCCTACGCCCATCGACCCCACGGGCGACCCGGCGCTGGACCTGGCGCTGGAATTCTTCGCCAAGCACGGACTTGACGGCCGCCACCCGGCACTCAAGGCCGCACGCGACAGCGGGGACTTCAGCGCCATCAAGGCCGTCCTGGCTGAGAAGGGCGACGCCGCCAAGGGCTTCGACAGGTATGTGGACATCGCGCAGCGGGCAGCCGACGGCGCGAAGGCCACAGCCACCGCAGGCAAGGAAAAGACCGCGCAGGCGATCTACGCTATCGCTGGCAGCAAAGAGGTCTGGGATGGTGTGCGGGACTGGGCAACCACGAACGCCACCGACGAGGAACGCGCCGAGGTCAACACCGCCCTGAACAAGGGTGGCCTGATCGCCAAGGCAATGGCAACCATGCTCATGAGCATGCACGGCAAGGCCAATGGCCAAGCCAAGGCCCCCGAGCGCCAAAGTGCTCTGCCCACGGATGCCGCACGTCACCCCTCACAGAACACCACCGGGTCTATCGACCCCAGGGCGTTCCAGAAGGGCGTGGCCGACATCGTGCAGAAGCACGGCCCGCACGGGCTTGAAAGCCGTGCCGAATACAAGCAGCTTCTGGCTGCACGGCAAGCGTACCGCGCCTAAGCGGAACGCCTGCCATCTCACTTTGACAAGGAAATTCAATGCCTCTTGACGACACCTGGGCGGTTAATCGCACCAATCAGCAGAACCAGACCGGCTCTGCCCTCGCACTCATCATCGAGCGTTTCAACGGCATGGTCGAAGGCACGCTGAATCGCAAGTCCGCCCTTCGTGGCTGGGTGCCGGTGGAGCAGGTTGTGGGCACGTCCACCCTGCGCAGCGACGCAGTGGGCGAGAGCACCCTGCAAGTCCTGGCGCCTGGCGTCACGCCGAACGGCACGTCCAACGACTTCGCCAAGAACACGCTGACCATCGACACGGTGGTCTTGGCCCGCGCCGCGTTCTACCTGCTGGACCACTTCCAGAACAACTACAACAAGCAGACCGAAGTTGCCAACGAGCACGGTAAGAAGCTGGCGAAGTTGTGGGATCAGGCCATGTTCATCCAGGCCGTGAAGGCATCGCAGCGCACCGAGTCCGCGTTCAGCAACGGCAGTGCGAGCAAGCCCGCAGGTCACTTCGGCGGCAGCATCGAGACCCTGGCCGCCAGCGGTGACGTGAGCGACCCCGCCAAGCTGTACCAAGCCCTGGCGAACCTGTTCGTGAAGATGGAACTGAAGGACGTGGACCCGCAGACCGACGACGTGATGGTGTCGGTCAAGCCCACCGAGTTCTACACGCTGCTCCAAGCCGAGCAACTCATCAATGCCGAGTACATCACGGCCACCGGCAACGCCATCAAGGGCATGGTCCTGAAGGCTTACGGCGTGCCTGTGATCCGTTCGAACAACTACGTCGCTGGCTCGAACATCACGGCACACGCGCTGTCCACCACGCTGAACAGCAACGCATACGACGGCGACTTCACCAAGGCCGTGGCCACGGTGTTCGCACCGCGTGCCCTGCTGGCCGGCGAGACCATCCCGTTGACCACGGCTGTCTTCTGGGACGAGACCCTGAAGCAGTGGTTCGTGGACGCGCACATGGCCTACGGCGCCACCACGGGCCGCGCGGAATTCGCGGGCTCGATCTTCAAGCCGTAAAGGCTGGCCCTTCGGGGCCTACACCCATGCCCCCGTCCCTGGCCCCGCGCCCGGGGCGGGGGCATTTTTGTTGTCTCACGCACAAGGAGCTATCCCCATGCCGAGCATTATCGAACTGGATGTTGTGAACGCCATGCTGGCCGGCATCGGAATCGCCCCCAAGGTCAGCCTGGACCGCCCCGACCGCTACACCGCGATGGGGATTCAAGCCCTGCGCCGCTGGAGCCGTCAGGTTCAGGGCCGGGGATGGTGGTTCAACGACCGCCTGTATCCCGTGGTCCCGGACCCCCTGCTGGATTACCGCGTGGACGCGCAACTGCCCTGCAACCTGATCGCGGTGTACGGGCCGCTGGGCGTGGCCGTGCATTACGCAGAGCCTGGGCACCTGTACGGCCTGGACAGTGGCGAGACCATCACGTCCCCGCTGACGCTGCGCGTCATCCATGAGGTTCCATTCGCGGAGCTTCCTGACAGCGCGCAGTTTTACATCCAGGACTGCGCCACCGTGGACTTCAGCGGGCGCATGGATGGCAACCGCGTGGACATCGACCGCGCTTTCCTCGCCACGTCCCTGGTGCAACTGAACGCCGAGAACATCCGCCAGCGCAAGGTGAGCTTGCTGCACAGCCCGACCACAGCCACGCGCCTGATGCGTGTGAACCAAAGCCGGCCGTTCGGCAACCGCTAGAGGACACAGCATGAAATTCAATTCCGCGTACCCGTCGCTGCTGGGCGGGGTCAGCCAGCGCCCGCCTGGCCTTCGCCGGCCGGACCAGCACCAAGAGCAGGTCAACATGCTGGCAGACCCGGTGCGGGGTCTCACCCGCCGACAGGGCAGCGTGCTCATGGACAGTGCACCCCGCGCCAATGCGGGGGCCGCCGCGACGCTGCAAGATGCGGAGTCCTTCCAGGAACTGGACCTGAAGGTCGGGGCCACGGATGTCACGACCCTTATCCGGCGCGGGGCCAAGCCCACAGGCAGCGCCCTGCTGGCTGTTGAAGCATTCAACCGCAACACGGGGGCCATCTTCCCCGTGGTGCAGAAGTCCGGTGATGCTGGCCTGGCCCTGCTCGAAGCCGGTGGCGCCAGCGCGGCCGTGGCCCTGGGGCGCTTCCTCGTGATCGCGGGGAACACGATGACCCCCACGTACACCAGCACTGAGAAGTGGTCCCCCCTGGAGAACCAGCAGCTTTTCAGCGCCTGGGTTCGTGGTGGTGCCTACAGCCGCACGTTCCGCATTGGCCTGCTGCGCGGGAACCAGAAGCTGTGGGTGCAGTACACCACGCGCAGTGCGAGCTACCCCGACCGCCTGGACACGTCGGACCTGCTGGCGACGGACCCGGACTACACCAAGAAGGTCAACGACCGCACGAACGAGTACAACACCCGGGCGCTGCGCTGGGCGGGTGAGGCCCTGGCGGACGCGACCCCTGAGAACATCGCGGAGCGCCTGGCGGCACAGCTTCGGGCCAGTGGGTTCCTGCCCGCTGGTACGTTCGTGGTGGTGGTGGGCACGACCGTGTGCATCTCGGACCCCACCGTCGAGGAAATCGAAGTCCAGGATGGGGGCGACGGCAGCCTGATGCGCGCCACGGGCAACGTGGTGGGAGCCCCCGAACTTCTCACCAGCGTGGGCTACCCAGGCCGGGTGGTCCGCATCCTGCCGACGGACACCCTGAACAACGCCGCGTTCTACGTGCAGGCCGTTGCCAAGGATAAGTCCACGGGCACGTTCACCGCTGTGACCTGGGAAGAAGCGCCTGGCGTCCTGTTCGAGGTCACACGGGCATTCGCGCTGGGCACCCTGGACGGGGGCAGCCTGTACCTGAGCACGGATATCGACTGGCTGGAGACCCAGACCGGGGTGACGTTCCCGCGCTACCTGCCCAGCGTGACAGGGGACGCGGACAGCGCGGGCTTGCCCGAGTTCCTGAAGGACGCCAGCATCACGATGCTGGGCGTGTTCCAGGACCGCCTGATCCTCAGTGCGGGCAGCACCGTCAACACATCCCGCACCGGGGACTACCTGAACTTCTTCCCCGCCAGCCTGCTGGATGTGGATGCCACGGACCCCGTGAACTTCGGGATCATCGGCGGCGAGGACGACACCTTGCGCAGGTCGGTGATCTATGACCGCAGCCTGGTACTGGTGGGGGACAAGCGCCACTACGTCATCAACGGGCGCCAGTCCCTGACACCCGGCAACGCCAGCGCCACCATCTTCTCGCACATCCCGGACACATCGGGCGTGCAGCCGGTGGCAGCGGGGAACTACCTGTTCGCCGCCAAGAGCGCGGGCGGCAGCGTGAGCCTTCAGCAGTTGCAGCACGGCCAGGTTGAAGAAACCCCGAACGTGCAGGAACTGACGCAGGACTTGGACAGCTACATCGCGGGCACGGCCCGCAGCCTGGTTGTCAGCACCACACCCGACGTGGTGATGATCCGCGCGGCCGCCCTGAGCAGCGTCTACGTGTACCAATTCCGGGACAACGGCCGCGAACGCGCCCTGAGTGCCTGGCACCGCTGGGACTTTGGCGGCCCGACTGCCACCACCAGCGCCATCGTGGGCATGGCAGTGGCAGATGAGGCGCTGCTGCTGATGCGCGTGCTCGGCGGCGCCGCCCCCCAGGTGGTGGTCGAGCGCATCGCGCTGACAGGAGACCCGGGCCTGCACCCGTACCTGGACCTGGCGCACGTCGGGGCCGTGACAGGCATCCACAGCGCCCTCACCGGGGCCTACGCTGCGCTTGGAGCAGCGGGCGGCTACGTGGGTAGCCTGATGGGGGTCGCGGACCCCACCGGGGCCTGGTATGGCTTCCTGGCGACTTCCGCTGTGGTGCTGACATCCCCCACCATGAAAGCCCAGGAAGGTATCGGCCGCATTCGCGGGGACTTCACCGTCGGTGCCGTCACGCTTCAGATGAGCGGGGCGGGCGGGGTGGTCTACCGCGTGGACGCCACGGGCTCGGACCCTCTCACGATGGCCTACGGCGGCGGCCCTGCCACCTACCCGGCCGTCCCGACCGTGGGGGATGCCGTGGCGGTTGCCCCGGCCTTCTGTGCACCCAGCCCGAAGCACTCATGCGCGGGTGCTACGGGTGTCGTCACAGACGCCACGCACTTCGCGTTTGTATCCGCCCCGACGGCTGGGGTATCGGGTGTGCGCTCGGACCTGACGACCGCAGCCATGATCGCGCTTGCCACGATGTCGGCGAGTGAGATTCCAGACCTGAAGGCGGACGGGCACTACCTGCCTGACGTGGGCTACACATCCCCCGACGGCTCCCTGTACCGGGCACTCAGTATGTTCGTCGCGGGATCGTCCACTGTCGGGGAGCCCATCGGCACCGTGGTCGGCCCCGAAGCCACGCCGTCCTACGCATGGCAGGTGCTCCTACCTGCCTACGCCACGGACTCGGTTTTCATCCTGGCAGGGTCCACGAACGTGGATACCAGCGTGGTGGTCGGGGAGTCCGAGACTTCCGGGCGCCTGTACCGCATCGTCAACCTGGGCGCAAACTCAGACCCGTTCAGCGTCACCTTTGTGGGCGTTGTCCCCAGCGCTGTCCCCAAGGTGGTAGGCCCCGACCCCGGGGAGTGGGCAGTGGCCCCCACCTGGGGCGGGGTCGCGGCGCTGACCGTGGACACCGAGCCTTACGACATGGACGATTACATGCTGGCGGACCAGAACCCGGCAGTGGTAGCCGTCACCCGCACCACGCCCAGGCGCAAGTCCCGCCTTGTCATCCCCGTGATGGCAGAGGCCAACAGCTACACGCTGACGCTGGCGTCCTACCTGTGGGCGCCGCTGTCCATCAACGGCGTGGAATTCGACGGTCGCTACTTCAACAACACGCGACGCATCAACTGAAGGAAAGCCCGTGGCAACAAACGCCCCGACCAGCACGACATCGAGTTACGGGGCCGCCTTTGCTGCCATCCAGGTGGGGTCCGCCCTCATCGGCCAGCACTACGAGGGCAAGGTCCGCGACGCCAACCAGAGCCGGCTGAACACGCAGGCCACCCTGCGAAATCAACTCACCAAGGCCCGCAACATCGCCGAGGGCGCACACAACACCCTGAGCGGATTCGTGCAGAGCATCAACAACCAGCGCCTGGCGGACGCTGGCGCGGCACGCTCTGCGGCCGCACTGGGTGCCCTGAACCTGAGCGAGGAAGTTGCCGCCGCCAACTGGGGCGACCGCCTGCAAGTCGCACAGCACGCGATGGGTGAGGCCGCAGCGGCGGCCGCCTTCCGGGGCACCACGGGTGGCGCGCAGCAGCGCCTGCATGGGGCACTGGCCCTGAACGCAGCGCGCACCGCGCAACGAGCGCAGACGGACGAGAACCGCCGCAGCTTCCTGCTGGCGGACGCGGCGGGGCGGGCCATGACGGACGCCACGGCAGGTAAGGACTTGCGCACCCTGCTCCCCAACCGGATCGAGAACACCGCCATCGCTCCCCAGCTTGCACAAGGGGACTCGTCCCTGGATGCGGCCGTGCGCAGCGGGGCGGACTTCAGCGCCCTCATTCGTGGCGCGGGGGACTTGACCCGCTACCTGCAACGCAGCTTCACCGCAGAGACCGCGCCTACATCCGCCATGCCCGAGTTCGATTCGTTCGGCCTGGGCACTAACTCCCGAGGGGATTCCTGATGGAAAGCCTTGCGCCGCAACAGCGGCAAGCCCCCAGCCCCGTGGACACGGGGAGCCCCGTAGCCGTCAACGCTGGCGTCACGGGTGCCACCCAGAACCCGGACCTGAGCGTCAACCCGATCCAGACCCGGCCCGTCGGCCGCCTGCTGGACGGCCTGGTGAAGCTGGGCGGCGAGCTTATCAAGCCCGCCGTCAAGCGCCAGAACGATGCCCTGTTCTTTGAGGGCATGTCCCGCGCCGCAGCCGGTGAGGCAGCCAAGACCATCGCGGACGAGAGCCCCGCGTGGTCCAACTTCTTCGGTGAGGGGGCCGGGGCGCTGGGTGCCCGCGCCTACGAGGGCGCACGGGATGCGTCCCAGATGGAAGGCGACGCCATCGCCAACATGGCGCAGGATCGCCGGGCCACCCCCGAGCAGTACGCGCAGACCCTGCGCAAGCGGCTTGAGGGTATGCAGACGGACGACCCCCTGCGCACCCAGCAGATGCAGGCGGCCGCGATGCAGATGCTGCCCGGCATGATGAAAGTGCACGCACAGGCGCATGTGCAATTCAACCAGGAGCAGGCATTCCAGGCGCGCAGCGCCGCCGTGGGCGCCGCCATCAACGCCATAGAGGAACACGACCGCGCTTCACGTGCGGGCAACGTCCCGATGACCAAGGAAGACCGCCTGCGGGTGCGGGACACTTTCCTGCTGACGATGGGGACGATACCCGGCGAAGACCCGCGCATCGCGGATAAGGCCAAGGTTGCCAACCTGCTGGCGGCGATGGCCGAGGGCAAGATGGCTGCCTACGAGACCCTTCAGGACAGCGGCGCCTTGGACGCACTGCCCATCGAGCAGCGGGACCAGCTTGCCCGCACGTACAAGGTCGAAGCCAACCGGGCGCTGCCTGGGCGCGTGCTCCCCGCGACCCGCGACCTGCACGTTGCGCTGCTGCTGAACCCCCCGCTGGACGGGGCCGCGCTGGATGAGCAGGTCAACGCCATCAACAGCAGGGCGTCCATCGAATCCGGGATCATGGGCGCGGACCTGATAAGCCCAGAGGACCGCGTGCGGCTGCTTGTGTCCGCCGCTGGCCGGGAGCGGGCCACCCAGGCTGCGCAATCCAAGCGGGCCGCCACCGCAGCGGATGCCGAAGCCAAGGAAGCCGCGCTGCAAGCGGGTGCCCGTGCTGCCCTGACCGACAACCGGGGGCAGCAAGGCGGCGCGGCAGCTTGGGCCGCTGTGATCGGTGACGGCGGCGCGCGGGCTATCCAACAGCAGGGCACTGTCCTGTGGCGCGAACTGTCGCAGCCGCAGACCCGCGCGGCGCTGCTCACGAACCTGGGCACTGGCAGCACGCTGACCGTCGCAAAGGGTGAGTTCGCCACTGCCGCCAATGCGGCCGACTGGAGCCCGCAAGTCGCCCTGACGGCCGCCACGCTGAAGCTGCTGCCACCCGAAGTGCAGGGGGCCTACGGCGTCACAGCGGATCAGCACTTCCTGTTCAGCCAGGCGGAACAGAACATCAAGGGCAGCCTGCCCCCGCAGGACGCGTGGAAGGCGGCCAAGAGTGCGCTGCTACTCAAGCCGTTCCAGAACCCCACCATGTCCAAGGAAGACCGGGAAGCGGTGGCCGATGTCGCCAAGACGTTCAACACGTCCCCGTGGGGTCGGAACCGCACCGACGCACAAGGCTTCGCCCTGCTGGAAGGCATGGTCGGCGCCGGCATGGCGTCCGCCCCCGGTGGCACGCCAGAGGCCCGAGCGATGGGGGCGCGTGGCAGTGTCACGGCCCGGGGCGGCGAGACCGTGGGCAACGTGTTCTTCTTCCGCGCCGGCAAGGACCTGGAGAACTGGCGCCAGTCCCTGCACGGCGGCAACGGTGCTGGCGAGGAGCAGGTGGCAGAGGCGTTCCAAGCCATCTGGGCGCGCAAGCTGCGGGTCAACAGTGGGCTGGACGAACAGACCACCTGGCCGATGGGCAAGCTCAAGCCCACGCTGCCCTGGGTGACGATGCAGAAGGACTCACGCGGGGATTTCTATTGGTCCTCGATCTACCACGACCCCGACGCTGACGGCATCCAAGGCCGGATGCACCACGTGAGCATTTCCAAGAAGGACATAGAGGCCGAACTGCGGAAGCAGTCCGAAGCCTTCGATGTCGCAACACGCAACAAGCCCACAGCCGGTATGTCCGACTTCGTGGCACCTTGATCTACACATGACGGCACGCGGTAACGCGGCTCTCTGAAAGGCTCCCCTTGTCCTACGATTCATCCCTGATCCGCGCCGTTGCTGCGCTCGAAACACGCAACGGCGCTGCCACCATCAAAGGCCCCAACGGCGAGGACAGTCACAACCTGTTCAACATCAAGGATTTCAGCGGCAAGGGCTACCGTGCGAAGGACTTGGCAGAAGGCAGCAACGACGCCTACCGCGTGTATGCGTCACGGGCTGAAAGCGAAGCGGGGTTCATCGACCTGCTGCGACGCAAGTACCCCGACGCCCACACGGCGCTGGCCACGGGCGACGGCGCCGCGTTTGCCAAGGGCCTGAAGAAGGGGGGCTATGCCACGGACCCGGCCTACGAGTCCAAGCTGATGAGCGTGATAGCCCGGGTTCGCGGGGAGAAGGCTGACACCCCCGCAGCAGTGGCGGACGACAGCCCAGAGGCACTCACCGCCCTGGCGGGCAAGCCGAAGGACCGCAGCGCGGCGGCCGCCGTCGCGGCCCTGGCTGCCAACCAGGCGGGCATGGCGTCGCTGAGGGCGTCGCAGAACCCGGAGGAGGCCCGCGACTTCGAAGCGAGCCGGGACAAAGAGGCAACTGAGGCGGAAGGTGTGAGCTTCGGTGATGCCTTCAGCACCGGGCTGCTCGATCCCCGCGTCATGAATTACGACCTGCTGGATGTGGTCACGGGGGCTTCCGACTTGGGCGCCGCCGACCCCACCTGGCGCTGGGCGGACCAGCGGTTCGCACGCACCAAGGGCATGAGCGACGAGGAGCGCGGCTACATGGACGAGTGGGGCGTGCAAGGTCAGCAGTACGCTGATCGCGCCGCTGCGCAGGTTGCCCTCATGCGAGAGCAGAACAAGGTCTATGGGCAAGCCGGCCCCCTGGCATCGTTCGCGGGCATGATGGCTGCGGGGTCACTGGACATCCCCAGCTGGGCCATGGGCCTGGGCATCGGCAAGGTTGCCAGCATGTTGCGCACGGGCTACGTCGCCGCCAAGGGGGTTTCTGCCGTGGGCAAAACCTTCGCGGAGTACCAGGCAGCCACCGCAGCCGTGGCGGTGTCGAAGGTCGGCCCAGGCGCGGCCCTGGGGGTGAGCGCGGGGGAGCAGATCGGCGGCCAGCTTTTGGTCGAAGCGATGGCGGACGTGTCCGGGCGCAGCAGCACGGCCGAGGACTACATGATGGCGACGGCCTTCGCCGTCCTGCCCTTCGCAGTCACTGCCCGTGGCACCTACAGGAGCGCGGCCGACCGTGCGATCCAGACGCACTCGGACGCGATGGCGGATCGCATCCCAGATCGCCCCGTGGGCGAGCCCCCGGAACTGACGGCGCAGAAGCAGGTCGATAGCATCCGCAACGACTTCGATCAGCCTGTGGTCCGTGAGGACGCAGTGATGACGCGGGACATGCAGGACATGATCCGTGACACCGAGGACGGGGTGTTCAAGGCCCTGCCCGTGGATGAGCCCGCCGTCAAGCCCACCCTGCCCACCGAGGAAATTGCCCCGGTGGCCAAGGTCATCGAAATACCCGAGCCCACGAAGCCCCCGGTTGTCGAGACCCCCGAGCCCACGAAGCCCGAGGTATTCGACTTCCCCGAGATAGAAGACCCAGGCATGGTGCGCAGCGAGGACCGCGCGGCGGCGCTGGCGGACGACTTGACGGCCAAGCACCAAGCCGGGAACTACGCAGACAGCGGGGCACGCATCCAGAACCTGCTGACGGATGACAAGTTCCTGTATCAGGAACTGAGCAAGGAAACGCAGGGGCGCGTGGACCGCCTGATGGCTGAAGCCAGCCAGGTGCGGAACGACAGCGGCCCGCGCGACCTGAGCCAGCGCCACTTCTGGGGCACGGCTGACGGCGACCCCGTGCGCCTGGCGTGGACCCTGCAAGACTTCCGAGACTCCTCGGACACGCTGCGCGACGGGGGTTCCAAGGCCACCAAGGCACAGGCCGGCTACAGCCTGCGGGAGTTCCTGCAAGGCTACGCGGACTCCCAACACCGGGCCGACACGGGCCAGCGTGCTCTCGCCAAGTACCTGCTGGAGAAACGCTCGGACGACCCGGGCCTGGACTCAGTGCGGGTGAACGTGCACCGGGCCATGAAACACGGATTCTCAGGGCACGACGGTGTGATCCGCACCCCTTTCGCGTTCACCGGGGCGGGCGGCCCCTTGCCCAAGACCCTGGGCGAGACCATAGCGAAGATGAACGAGTGGGCCTACCGCACCGGCATCCATGAGGCGATGCACTCCCTGACGCAGACCCAAATTGCACAGGCCAAGAATCACCCGACCACAGTGTCCCCCTCGGTGCGGGCGGCAGTCACCACGCTCACGCGCATCGTCGAGCGCCTGCGCCTGGACTTCCCCGACTGGTCAAACGTCAGCCACGGGGTCAGCTATGCGGCGCGGAACGAGGACGAACTGCTTGCCATGTTCTTCGACAACCCGGCAGTGCAGCGGCACCTGAGCAAGATGCCCGCATCACCGGAATTCGGCGGCAGGCTTTCGAGCGCCTTCGCTGAAGTGGTGGACAGCATCAAGCGACTCCTGGGCATCGTGACCGACAAGCCCACCGCCCGCGACGAGACCGCCTGGGCCATCGACGTGCTGCTGGACAGGCGCGGCGGCGGGGCTGTGACATCCGACGGGCATAGCCTGGCCGGCTGGCCGGGGCGGGGGGTGTCCCCGCACGACCTGGCGGTTGCGATGTTCAAGGCGGATTCACTAAACAACCCCTTCTCGTCCGCACGGACTGCCCAGACGGAAACCCCCGAGTTCAAAACCTGGTTCGGGGATTCCAAGGTGGCGGATGAGAACAGGCGCCCCCTGGTGGTGTATCACGGGACCAAGAAGTCATTCTCCGCGTTCAAGGATGGCACGGGGTGGTTCGCGGCGACGGCTGATGAGGCCAACTTTTGGGGCGGGATGACGAGTACGGGGGCCAACGTCGTGCCCGCTTACCTGTCCATTAAAAACCCCCGCGTCCTGCACGGCCACGAAAACGCTTCGAACGCCCGCGTGAACGCGGCCTTGGACTCGCTGACCGCTGGCGAGGATGGTGTAATCGTGATGGAAGGCGGCAAAGTCAGGTGGGCCGTCGTCGTCGATCCCACACAAGTCAAGTCCTCGATCAGCAACCGGGGGCAGTTTGACGGCAAGGCTGCGGATATGTCCGCAGGCACCCTCGCCCCCGCAGCGAGCAGCATCAACCCCCTGCGCCTGAGCAAGGCACGTCAGGAGTTCGCCAGCAACTTGTTCGGGCACGCCAAGGCGTTCATTGGGCGCAACCCCATCGACCCGGTGAAGCTGCGAGTGCTCACGAGTCTGATTGGCAGCAAGTCCGACGGCCTGGTGATCGCGGGCAGCCAGAACCCCATCATGCAGATGGTCGCGTCCCTGGTGACGGAGACCACCACGGGGGCAGCTGGGCGCAAGCCCACCGTCGCCATCCGCAAGGCGCTGATCGAGCAGAAGCTGATCGGCAACAGTGTGCTGGACTTCGAGAGCCACTTCGAAGCCTGGCGCGTGGCGAACAAACTCCCCTGGTACGACGACCTGACCAAGGGCGAGGGGCGCACCAAGTTCAACCGCGCCGTCTACGATGAGATGCTGTCCAGGCGGAACGCCTTGCACAGAGTGAACCCGGATGCAGCCGTGAGGCAGGCAGCCGACGCGATGGAAGGCATGTTCAGCCGCGCGCTGGCCGAACAGAAGCGTGCGGGTACGCTGGGGTCGGAGCGCCTGCCGGCTGACTCCAAGGGCTACGTGCCCCAGGCGCTGGACGGGCGCAAGATGGCAGCGGCCACGGTCGATGACATCAACGAGTTGTCGGACCACCTGGCCGAGCACTGGGCCAACACCCTGGATTGGTCCCCGGGGTTCGCTAAGGACTTCAGCCGCTACTACATCAACCGGGCACGCGCCCGTGCGATGAACACCAAGGGTGTGGAACTGGCAGCCGATGCCAGCGACGCGGTGACGGCCATCCGCGAAACCCTGAACCTGATGGAAGATCAGGCCAAGGGCGACCCCGCCAACCTGGCCGCCGTGCTGCGGGCCAAGACTGTCCTAAGTGAAAAGGGCCTGGGGCAGACACGCAAGCGGCTGGACGTGGCGCTGGATGCCACGCTGCCCAGCGGCAAGCGGGTGCTGGACTTCTACGATGACAACGTGACGGGATTGGCCAGGCGCTACGCGAACCGCACCAGCGGCACCGTGGCGCTGACGGACGCCAATATTCACGGGTCGGTGGGCGTGCGCTACCTGCGCGACGCCATCACCGAGACCGCATCCCGCCACAACGCGGCCGTCACGGCGCCGGAGTTGGAGTCCTTCGACCGCCTGATGGGCGAAATCCTGGGCACGCCCATCGAAGGGGAAATCATCAGCCGCAACGCCGGCAACCTGCGCCTGTTCGTGGGGTTGCAGCGACTGGGCTCCCTGGCGTTCGCACAAGCCAGCGAGACCATGAACATGCTGCACCACCTGGGCCTGTCCGCCACGCTGAACGGCATCACCAGCCTGCCCCGCATGTTGGGTGAGGTTGGCCGCATCAAGCGGGGGCAGGCCCCCGGCAACCACATCCTGACCAGCATCGAAGCATGGGGTGGGGAATTCGGGGCGATGGCGTACAAGATGGTCATGCCCCTGGACCCGCCTGACGGGCGTGTGGGCACCTACGCAGAAGACCCCGGGTTCGTCGCCCGCCTGCTGGGCAAGGGCAGTCACATCCAGCAGAAGGTCAGCTTCTTCCGAGGGATCATGGCCGCGCAGCACCGCATGGCCGCCGAGCAAATCACGATGCGCGCCGCGCGCCTGATCCGCGACGCGGATGTTGACCCGAGCGGCATCATCAACCTGAAGGGCGGGAACCTGGCCGCGCTGCGGGACATGGGGTTCACGGACGACTTGATCGGTGCGCTGCACTCCCGCATCCATGAGGTCGGGAAGTGGGACGCCACCGGCCGGCTGATCGCGTTCGACATCACCAAGGTGGAGAACCCGGCCACCGCCGAAGCGTTTGTGCACTCCGTGCACCGTGGGGTGTCGCAGATCATCCAGGGCACCTTCGTCGGTGAGAAAACCAAGTGGATGCACAACGACTACCTGAAGCTGCTGGGGCAACTGCGCAGCTTCGGTGTCACCGCTACCGAGAAGCAGTGGCAACGCGGGGCCATGATCCACGGCGGCGGGGCCAGGGGCTATGCCTACGTGTCCGGCCTGCTGCTGGCGCAGATGACGCTGGCGCTGCCCATCCACATGGCGCGTGTCCAGTTGAACGCGGCCGGACGCGACGACAGCGAAGCCTACATCCAGCGCAACCTGGAACCCTTCGCCCTGGTGCGGGCCACCATGAACTATGGCAGCCTGAGCGGGATGATGGGGGACGTGCTGGACGTGACAGCGGGCTTCGCTGGCGGCTGGAGTAGTGACGTGGGGGAGACCCTGGGCGGCAGGCAAGGGCAGGGCGCGCAGAGCGTCGCGGGCGCCATCCCCGTGCTGGGGTCGGCGGACGCGATGGCGAAGGCCCTGACAGGGGCGAGCAGCCTGGGCAACAGCCTGAAACAACTGCCGATGTCGAACCTGCCGTTCGTCATTCCCGCTATCAATCTGATGCGCTAAGAGGCCCCCGGGGGAGACCCCGGGGAGACCCGATAGTGAACTATCAACCGGAGATTACACCCATGCAAGACGCCGTAAGGGCTGTCGCAACAGTCGGACCCCCGGCAAGCGTTTCCAGCCTTTACCTGCTGGGAGCGACACTGCCGGATTGGGTACTCATCATCACCCTGGTGTTGGCCCTCGCCAACCTATTCGTCCTCATTCGGGACAAGTTCGTCCTGCACTACCTGCAACGCCGCAAGGAGCGCCATGAGCAACAAGACGACGGCAAGTGAAGACAAGCTGGGGATTGTCCACGACCTGATGACCGAGGTTGCCCTGGGCATCCTGCGGGCCACCGAGAAGTGCGAAGACGGCACTGTCATCGCACTCAAGCCGAGCGCGGCTGACATGGCCTGGATTCGTGCCTTCCTGAAGGACAACGACATCACCTGTGCCCCCGGCCAGGACAACGCCATCGGCAAGCTGAAGGAAGAACTGGCGAAGCAACGCGCTGCCAGGCAGAGCCCCACGGGGGCTGCCTTCAACCCGGCCGCGGACCTGCCTGACGGCTACGCCATACAGTGAGGCAAGAGACCGGCGACGCAGCCCTTATCAGGTTGCAGTCGCTGGCTGTGCTGCAAGAGAGCTACCCCGACTTCCTGCCGTTCCTTGTGGACGGCATGCGTTTCATCGGGTTCAGCATCTCAGACATCCAGGCAGACATTGCCGAGTGGATGGCGCACGGCCCAGCGTCCATCATGGTGCAGGCCCAGCGGGGCCAAGCCAAGACCAGTATCGCGGCACTGTTCGCGGTGTGGTCCCTGATCCACAACCCCAAGACCCGCGTGCTGATCGTGTCCGCTGGCGCCACGCAAGCGAACGAGATAAGCACCCTGATCGTCCGCGTTATCACGACGTGGGGCATCCTGGAGTGCCTGCACCCGGACCAGTCCGCTGGCGACCGCACATCCGTCGAGCACTTCGACATCCACCACACGCTCAAGGGTGTGGACAAGTCCCCCAGCGTGGCCTGCGTGGGCATCAGCAGCAACTTGCAAGGCAAGCGCGCGGACGTGCTGATCGCGGACGACATCGAGAGCGCAAAGAACGCCCTCACCGCCGTGCAGCGTGCGCAGCTTGTGCACCTGACGCTGGACTTCACCAGCATAGCGATGGGGCAGGACGGCCTACCCCCGCGCGTCATCTGGCTGGGCACGCCCCAGAGCACGGACAGCATATACAACGGGCTCCCCGCCCGGGGTGTGGCGATCCGCGTGTGGCCTGGGCGTTACCCCAGTGCGGACGAACTGGCGCACTACGGCAACCACCTGGCGCCGCTGATCGCGCAGCGCATCAAGCGCAACCCCATGCTACAGACTGGCGGCGGCGGGGCCGGGGACTTGGGCAAGCCCGTCGATCCCAGCTACCTCGGCGAGCAGGTGCTACAGCGCAAGCAGCGTGAGCAGGGCCTGGCGTACTTCCAGCTTCAGCACATGCTGAACACGCGCCTGACGGACGCGATGCGCTACCCGCTGAAGACGGACCGCATCCTTGTGATGCGCCTGGGCGCGGCGCGCAGCGTGCCCACGGAAGTGCTGGCCGACACCAGCATCGCGGGCACGCGGCAGTACCAATGCGGGGACCACACGTTTCGCCTGTGCGTGCCCCTGGCGAACACAGCCGGGCACGCCAAGGTGCCCACGCTGCACATGTACGTGGACCCAGCGCCTGGCGGCATCAACGGGGACGAGACAGGCTATGCCGTCAGCGGCGCCATGAACGGCAACATATTCCTGTTCGATGTCGGCGGCATCCCAGGCGGCTATGACCTGGAGAAGCTGGAAGCCCTCGTCGCCGTGGCGAAACGCTGGGGCGTCAACGTCATCACCATCGAGAAGAACATGGGCTATGGCGCGTTCCGCGAAGTGCTCACGCCCCTGCTGCGCGCCCAGCACCCCCAGTGCCAGGTCGAGGATGACATGGTGCACGGGCAGAAGGAACTGCGCATCGCCAACACCCTGGAGCCTGTCATTGGCCGGGGCTCCCTGGTGGTGAACGAGGACATCGTTGAACAGGACTGGCAGACCACGAAGCGGTATGCGGCCACGGTGGCGCAGACGTACAGCTTCTTCTTCCAAGTCGCCAAGCTGACCCGGGACCGCAACAGCCTGGTGCACGACGACCGCCTGGACGCGGTTGAAGGCACGGTGCGCTACTGGCAGGTAACGCTGGGCATTGACCAAGGCCAGGCCAAGAAGGCCGCCGAAGCGATGGCCTACAAGCTGCTGACAGCGGACCCCCTGGGATACAACCGGTACAAGGCCCCTACCTTCGGGGGGGCCGCAGCCAAGAGGATGCGCAGGTGACAAGCATTCGCCGGGTGCACGCCCTCAGGTGGCGGCCCCAGATAGAGAACCTTCAGGCAGCGTGCCTGCCGGGTGACGACCCCTACCCCCTTCGCGCCGCAGACCTTTGGTTCCTCGCCTTCGACGGCGCCACGCCCGTGGCCTTTGCTGTCGCGCACGAAGTCCGGGGTGAGCCCGGTGTCTGGTACATGGCGCGTTGTGGCGTGCTTCCGAGCCACCGGGGCCACGGCATACAGCAGAGACTCATCCGAGCCCGCTGGCGGGGCCTACTCGCCCTCAGTGGGCACACGGCCCTGACGGACTGCACAAACACAAACACGGCAAGCGCCCGATCCCTGATCCGGGGTGGGTTCCTGCCGTACTCGCCCCAGCGTCGCTGGGCGCTTGGGCACTCGATCTACTGGAAACGTACATGCAACTCACGGACCTGCCCACCGCCCCCACGCCCAACGGCGTGACCCTGCGGCGCGAAGCCTACAAGGCGCTGAATTCCGCGCGCATTCTGTTCGACATCACCCACGGGGAATCCGACGCGGCGCCACGCCTGAAGGAGTTCTTCCTGGGCATGGCGGCGCTGTGCCCCAAGACCCCCTCGAAAGGTAAGACATCATGAAAGCAACGACTCTCCCGTTCCCCGGCAAGACCGGGGTAGCGAACGCCCTGCGCGACATCGCCGCCCGAGCCATGACCGACGCAGAGACCGCGCGGCGCGTGACGGGTGACGTGGCCCTGGCCACGGCGCTGGAGACCTTCTTCGGCACGCTGAAGGACGTGTGCACCGCCCTGAAGGATGAGACGATCCCGACCCTCGTTTCCCGAACGGGTGTTGTCGCTGCATCCGTGACCACCATCACGCTGACCTTCAGCGAAGCCCTGCGCACGGACAGCACGCCCGACGCCGCCGCCTTCGCCATCCAAGGCACCCCCGCTGTCACTTCCGTGACGGTGGTGGGCAGCACGGTGGTCATCGTTGTGGCCGTGGCCCTGGTGGACACGAACACCATCGGCTACACGGCCCCCACGGTGGGCGGCATCCGCAACATCGCGGGCCTGGCTGCGGCCACCTTCGCACCGGCCGGCATCACGATCTAACGTGAGCAACCGCACCCGCATCGCGGCTGTCATCCTCGCAGCAGGCGCGGGTGCAGTCGCCCTCATCCGCCCCTTCGAGGGCGAAGTCCGCCACGGATACAAGGATGTGGCCGGCGTGGTCACAGCCTGCGTGGGGCACACCCTCACCGCCCGGCTGGGGCGCATCTACACGGCCGCAGAGTGCGCGCAACTGCTTGAGGCGGATGTGGCCGTGGCCGCCGCCGCCGTGCGCCGGCATGTGCGGGTCCAGGTGTCTCAGGACACCTTCGACGCTCTCGTCAGCTTCACGTTCAACGTGGGGGAAGGGAGCCTGGCACGCAGCGCACTGCTGCGCCGGCTGAACGCGGGGGACACCCGGGGTGCCTGCGATGAGCTTTCGCGCTGGGTCTACGCAGCCGGCCAGGTGCAGCGGGGCCTGGTGCGCCGCCGCGCCGCCGAGCGGGCCTTGTGCCTGGCAGGGGCGACGCAGTGAGCCGGGGCGTGTTCCGCGTTGACCCCGGGCAGCAGGCGCTGGCACCCGGGGGCGCACCCGCCGTGGGCGCGGCCGCAGCCGTGATCGCGGGGGGCACCCCCGCTGGCGTGGGGCATCAGGGCACCGACGCCCAGGGCATCACGGACCTTGTGGGCGCCGCCCTGGCGAACCCCCACGACGGGATCAGCGCAGCGTACAACCGTATCACGCGCCTGGTGCCCCTGACGAACACGGACAAGGGCAGCACGGCCGTCACGGCGCACATCGCGGCCACGGACCCCCACGGGGACAGGGCATTCGCCACGGCAGAGGACGCAGCGCACGTGGCTGCGGCGAACCCGCACCCGCAGTACACCCGCGCAGGGAGCGTGGAAGCCGTGACCGCCACCTGGGGCTTCCAGGCCGTCACCTGCACATCCCTTGCGAACAGCGGGGGGATGACAGTCAGCGGGGACTTCGCCCTGACGGGCTCCCTGCTCCTCGGGAACATCATCGTCATGAGCACGGCGGGCACTGCGGGCCTGTTCATGGACACCCTCACGCCGCAGAATCGGGCCTGGTACTCACGCACTGCGGGCTTGAACCGCTGGATATTCGGGACGAATTCCGCAACGGAGTCCGGCTCGGGGGCGGGGTCGGACTTCTTCGTCAACCGGTACAACGACGCCGGCACGCTGCTCGCCACCGCAGTCAGCATCGCGCGCAGCAACGGGTACATGACGGTCGCAGGTGGGCTACAGGCCACTGCCCTGTTCACAGCAGGGTCCGCAACCGCGCTGTCGTTCACGACCTTTGCAACCGCCACGGGTTACACCGTGGTGACGCGGGGCACGGGAAGTGCGACTGGGCTTGTGGGCTTCTTCAGCGCAGGGAATGTGCGCCAAGGGTATGTCGGGAACGCCACCACCACCGCAGCGGCGGACCTGGGGACCATCCCCTATGTCGCGGGGACGCACGCCTTCTCAGGCATCGTGACCGTGGCAGGGGACACGACCGTCACCGGGAACTTCACCGCGACCGGGAACGTCACCGCGACGGGGAGCGCCACCGCAGCCACGGGGCGGTTCAGCACGGATGTCATCGCGGGTAGCCCTAACGCCCACACGGTTCAAGGCTTCTCGGCGAACAACGTGCAGTCCACAGCCACCGGGGGCGCTTCCGGGCTCTCGGCGAGCATCTGGAACAACTCCGCATCGGGCACAGACATCCACCTGATGAAATCCCGTGGGGCCGTGGTGAACACCCGGGGCGTGGTGCAGTCCAGTGACGTGCTCGCTCAGATCGTATTCGCCGGGGACGATGGCACGAACTTCGTCCAGGGCGCGATCATCGGGGCTGTCGTCAGCGCCACCCCGGGCACGAACGACATGCCCTCGTCCCTGATCTTCTCCACCACGGCGGACGGGGCTTCCACGGTCACAGAGCGTCTGCGCATCACGCACGAAGGGCGCTTCGGGTTCAACACGAACGGCCCAGCCGTGGCCGTGGACTTCAACAGTGACGGCATCCGCGTGCGCACCGCGCGCACCCCGGCATCAGCAGCGGCTTCGGGCGTTACCGGGGAGATATGCTGGGACGCCAACTACGTCTACGTGTGCACCGCCACGAACACGTGGAAGCGCACTGCCCTGAGCACCTGGTGATCCCGGGGCCTGAAAGGTTTCACATGGAACAAGATCAACTCCGCGCCGTGGCGTGGGACGTGTACTTCGGGGGCATCATGGGCATGAGCCTGCACCCCGGGACCACACGGGACGCGGCCACCCCGCGCACCGTGCAGGAGTGCGCTGCGCTGGCGGACGCGATGCTTGCCGAGCGCGACCGCAGATTCAGCCCAGAATAATTTTGGGATCAACCCTGCCTCAACCCCCGGCCCAATCCTGGGTTCGGCGCGCGAAGCGGGGCATCCCCCGAGTATTTTCACGGGCG